TAATGTTAATTGTGTATAATCATCTAATGTAAATTCAGATGCTTCTTCCATCACTATGTCTGATATACCTTTAATCGACTTTATTTTTTCTGGGTTGTCTAATCCTTTAAACAAAAAAACTGCGCCATTCGGTAACTCGACCTTGTTATCAGTCTTGTTCCAAAGACACATGTCCCAAACACCGAAGTTTATCAAACAATCTTTAACATCTTCAAATAAACTATCTTTAATTGTAGACTGAACTTTCCTAAGCCATAATATACGTCTAGGATACTTCCAATCTTTCAATGCTTTAAGCACAACTTTTTGTATAACCCCGTGAGACTTACCACTTGAACCGCCACCATAATGAACCTCTGTAAAGTTATCGTAATTGAACAGTACATCAAATATATTACGATTAAATACTTTAGCAGGATTGTCAAACCGCAGTTTAACTTTCGTCATCATAATCACCTATTTTAATTTCGAAGTTACGGTTTGTGATTTCCTGTTCTACTTTATCTCTGTATTTGTGCGGCAGTCTATTTTTAAGTGCAAATATAAGTGACGTAGGGTTAGCATGCTCGTACTTTTTAACTTTGACAACCTTACCTGCATTAGTGACTGTTTCTTCTTCATAGTAGTAGCCTGTAGCTCTCTTATGCAATGCGTTTTCTAATTCATAGTCAGAGACTTCTTTGCCCTTTTTTATGGCCTCCATAAACTCCGAGTGGTCTTCTTTCCATTTCATAACTGTTTTAAAATTAACGCCAAAATTTCGCGCTATTTGTTCGTCTGTTAGACCATCACGTTTCCAGCCCTCAACAAGATCTAGTTTATCTTTTATATCTAATTTTTCATATAATGTTCTTCTGCCCATTTCATTTACCACCAACTCTCACGATATTATCTTTTATAAATTTAAAAAAGCCACCCGTGTTTCTCACGGATAGCTCAATAGGAGTAAAACATAATTTGTTAGGAGACGAACATATAGTTTATATACCGCCCACTCATAGAGTAGACGGTTAAACAACCAGGTGCACTACCTCCAATAGGAAAATTGCTACCCGATTACTTATACGGAAGTCTCCGCCATAAGACAACGTCTTATTACGGCGGTTCGTTCACAATACCATGATAAGCCTTTTCAAACCGGACTTACATACCCCAAAAGTCCGCTATACATAACCTATAAACTCCGCCAACCTACTAATCATCGCATCTCTACGTCTTAATACACTCGTTTTACTAATACCAAAGTAGTTAGCGATGTCTTCCCACTCATAGCATCCAATAGGACACTCCCAGTATCTTAACCGTATTAAGTCTTTAGTATCTTCGTCAGCTTCAAATATAAGCTTATCTACACCTTTTACAACGTTACGCAGCATTACATATCTATTATCACTTAACTTCTTAACTGTCTCTCTCTCAATAGGATTTCCCGGTAAATTACTCTTGCCAGCCCCTACATTCTCTGGCTCGTGGTTTTCCATTAACTCATATCCACGCATCAGAAATTCTTTGCGGTATTCCTCTATATTCTTTATGTAGTCTTCAAGCTTCTTGATGTCATGCTTTTGAATAACTATCATAATGACCCTCCGTTTTTTAACTTATTTCTTAACACTTCGATTTCATATTCTTTCATCTCTATCTTGTGCTTTAACTCTTTTTGTTCTAACATGCAACCGAATACGAGTATTACTAACAATATAATAGCTATGACTAACCACATCATTCTATAAACACCCCTTTTATATCATTTAAATCTATCTGATCGCTTAGCCTTGCGTAGTCATCTGGTGCTTTACTTTGTCTACTGACCCTCTTCATCTCTAGTTTAGTTTTAATAATCAAGGACGTTAATATAATCATTGTCATCACTAATACTTTATTGACCATTATTCCCCTCCTCATACTTACGTCTCGCATCTTTTGCACTCTCCGCCTCCACAAGTGTGTATGTCTCGTTATCGTGCGGCTTAGTTACATCGACAAATGTTTCTTGACCGTGTTTTATCTCTGTTATTAGAAATTGCGTCATTTCCTAAGCACCTCTTTTACTCTTTCGTATATATTTTTAGTACCCTGTTGATCCGAAGCCTTTTTCTCCTCTTTCACTTTCTGTTTGAAACTCCTCTACTTCTTTTAACTCTGGCGTCCAAATAGGTACAATAACGAGTTGTGCTAATTTGTCGCCTTTATAGATTTTGTATGAATTTAATTTTTTTGTATCGTGATAATCTCTTTCAACACACTCATCTTTAATGTTTAAATATGTGGTGCTTTTAAGTTTGCGATATCTTTCATCAACATCATTCTTAATATTAATCCCTAAATTACCTTGATAACCCGCGTCTATCTTGCCTGTCTCAATTACTAAATGTGTTTTACTACTTACACCACTGCGACTTGTTAACAACCCCACATACCCCTCTGGTATGTTCACAGCTACATCAGTTTTAATTACAGCTTTTTCTTGCGGCTCAAGTATCACTGTTTCAGCAGAATAAATGTCATATCCTGCGTCCAATCTGTCACGCGTTGGCATTGTCGCTTTGTCTGATAATAATTTGATTTCTAATTGATTAGTCATTATTGTTGTCCCCCAATATCATTTATAAAATCTTTTCATTATTTCTTCTTCGTTGTTCCCTACTTCTTCCCCTAGAATTGTTATAAAGCCAATCGTTTGTATATCTGACATCCCTATCTTTTTACAAGCTCTAACTATGCCTTTTTCATCATCCGGAATTTCTTTTAGAATGTGCTTTGCTATTTGATTACCTGCTAATAAATCTTTAATTACTCTATTTAAAATTGCTCTTGTTATACTTTTGATTATTAGTTTAATTATTTCTCTCATCGTTTTTTTACACTCCATTTCTTCCAATTCTTTCTTCGTAATTTTTTATCACTTCATTAGTTTTGATCCAAATTAATGAATTAAACTTGCTGTTCTTCTTAATATTTACTACGTCATCCAAAGCTTTAGCTTTCTTATATACTTTATCCACTTCTTGCAACAACTCTTCTGTATCATTCCCAGTAAACGCACTTGCACTTATGATTGCTTGCTCTATTTGTTCACGTTTAATCTTTACCATTCTCTAACCCTCCCATTTTTCAAAAACTCTTTGCACGTACCAACGCGCTTTCGCAATATCTTCTTTACCATTCTTATGCGTCGCTCTACTTAAATATTTGATTGCGTTACCTATGTCATATTTTAATTATCTCCCTCGAAAAAGTAGTGGCCTTTGCCGTAAATCAGTTCCGCGCCTCTAAGGCCTTGTTTATATCGTTTTCTAACCGTGCTATCTGCCACATCAAAATATTTATATATGTCACATAGTCTGTAACGTTTGCCGTTTAGATTAACCATTGGCATACGGCCCTTGACATTAATAACTGCTGTTGCTTCCGGCTGAAACGAATAAATGTGTTTTAACTCTATGTCTTCGTTTCGTTCTGTTTTCACATCAAAGTCGCCGTAGTGCTCCATTGCGTCCTGCAATTCTTCGATTAAGTCTAGCGCTTTCATTCGACTTCCTCCAAACTCATTATGACTTTTGCTTGTTCTGCAAATTTTTTAAAACTGTGTATTTCCACAATTTGATTGTCATCTTTCCATAAATGGCTGTTAGCAGCATCTAATACCGTTTTGATCAAATTGTCTATATCTGGCTTAGTGTGCTTATACTGTCCTATTGCTGTTGTTTTTTTCTTTTTGCTCCAACTTTTAGGAGGTTCAAAGCAAAATAATAGAGATACTTTTAATTTACTTTCTATCATCAATTTAGGCATTTGCTCTTTTATATACTCTTTATGCTTTGTATAAGCTGCTGGCATGTATGTTTGAACAAATTTACCTGA